CAGTTCGACGAGCCGATATCGCCGTGGTCGACCTTGGTCCAGTTGGCGAAATTGTCGACCGCCGTGAATTGCTCGGTCAGCAGGTTGCCGCCGCCGACCTCGTCGACGACCAGGTTGCCGGTGTCCGCCCAAGTGACGCCGTCACAGGCGCAGCAGTAAATCCCCACCGTGCCAGTGCTGATCTGCTGCAGGTTCGGGGGATTGCGGACGCCCTTGACCGGTCCTATGCACAGTCCGAACAACGCAAACAGCCGTTGCAGGTTTGTCTCGTCCCCGGTCGGCTCGGCGTGCGTTGCGATCACGTTGCCGTAGAGGCGGTTGCGTCCGTAGAACCTTGGCACTGGCATGCCCTGCCGCTGCATGGTCATCGGATTCCAGCCGTATGTCTCGGATAGTTCGCTGTCGTCGAAGGCTGGCGTCTCGGGTTTCGGGTGGGGCATGAGGCTGTTGATCATCAGTCCGCCGGCCAGCATGATCCCGGCACTGAAAACGCTGGACATCAGCCCTCCGGCGGCGAAGCCGAAGCCCTTGGCCAGGGCGTTGCCCAGGGGTCCTGCTGCGACCGCGACCGCTATCATGGCCACGACGCCCAGGATTTGCTTCTCGCTGTCGCCCTTGGCGACCAGGGGCATGAAGACCATCTGGTCCCCGGCTTTCGGCTTGAAGATTTCCCAGTGTGTGCCTGGGACGATCAGGCCGTTTACGCTGGCGACGATGTTCTGCCTGGCGGCGGCCAGGTCCTGGTTGTAGCCGTACTTGGCGGCCAGGTCCGGCAGGATATGCTCGGCGACCAGGTCGGCGACGGTCTTGCCACCGGCGTCGGGGATCGTCTCGATCTGCCGGCGGTGCCGCTGGAATGGGTTTGTGATCTTAATGATCTGCATGGTTCTTGAGCCGGTAGAAGCCCTCGATCCGCTTGGCCATCACCCGGTTGTCCAGCCTGGTGACCGCTGCCCGGTGCTGCTTGAGGATATGCAGGAAGTGCTTGCAGTCGGCCAGCACGATCCCGCAGTGGTCCACGAACGGCGGCGTGATCATGAAGGTCACTATGCACCATGGTTCTGGCTTGTCGATCCGCTCAAAATCCGTATCGGCATGCCGGCGTATCGACTGGTCCTGGTCCCGGGTATCGGCTGGCGTAAAATCCGCAGGGTAATTGATCCCTGCCCGGTAGCCTATCTCGAGGCACAGGCCCTAACAGTCGAATTCGGTCGGCCCCCGGGCACCGAGTTTGAATGTCGCCCCGAGCAGGTCTTCGTATGTTATGGTGGCATCATGCAATTTCAATGCCCCCGCTTTTCATGCCCATAAAACCACCGAAGTGCTCAGTGTTTTCCCGGGTGACGCAGTCGGCGTAGGTTCGGTCGCAGGATGACTCAGCGCCGACGTAGCCACACTCGGCCCCCTCGAACTGCCACCGGCAGTGCTCGGCGATGAACCGGTACAGGGGGAACCGCTGCCGCAGTGGGCTCGGCGATCCCAAAATAAAAGAGGCCCACCTGGCCGTGGCGTTGCAGGCCAGTACGTCGAAGGTCATCTCGAGTTCGCTGTAACTTTCAGCCAGCAGATTGGTGTTTACCACAGTGACCTTGACGGTGCTGCCGATCCCGCCGTCGAGGTCCTCGAGGTATGGTTGCAGCAGCCTGGTGATGTTCGAGACCCGTAGGGTGACCGTCGGTATCTCGCCCTTGCTTGTTTGCTGTGTCGGCTCGATGTCGAAGTTCATCGCGGTATAGACGTTGCCGCCGAAGGTGACGTTCGCGGTATTCTTGGCGTATCGCAGGACCGTGTCGTCGGTGAGGGTGATTTCGATCAGCACGATCCATGGATATGGCGTGTGCAGTTTATTCTTCTCGAGGATTATGTTTGCCGGCAGGGATTTCATGCTTCGATTAAATCAAACTCCGCCTTCCAGGTTTTTTTCGGGGCCCCTGGGCTAACCGGATTGAGTTTGTATTTGATCGGGCTTCCGAACACGACCGTGTAGTTGCTGCCGTCCTCGGTGTTTGCCCAGGTGAAACTGTCGGCGTATGCGACGGTGGTTCCCTGGAAGGTGTCCAGGGACGACTTGTCGGCTGCCGTCAGGTTGTCGTAGATGATATGCCACTTTTTCTTGGTGGCTGAAAACCGCGGCCTGGTCAGGTGGGCACCGCTTTCAAATTCGCTTCGGATCACCGGGTCGAAAGCTTGTTCCTCGGTGTATTCTTCGATGTTCGGCCCCTGGGTCAGTGTCGGAAAATTTGCCATGGTTCTGCCTCGTTATTTAATCGTTTGAATCGCCTGTCTCATGGGGCCAAATTGCTCGATGTCCTTGAGGACCACATCGGTGATCAGCCGCTGGCCGTCGATCCGAACGTCCTGCTTGGCTGCTGTCATGGGCCGGCCGGTCTCGTTGATCACATTGACCTCGACATCGGGCACCACGGTGGTCTCTTTCGGGATCACTGTTTCACCCCGCTGCAGGACCGCGGGGAACTCGTCGGGGGCCAGGCCTGCGTGCAGCCGCGGGGCCCGGGCGAACATCGCCGCCGGCATCATCCTGAACGGCCCGGTGCCGACCAGCCCGCCGGCGTGCTTGACCTCGGCCGGCGTGCCGGTGTCGGCTGGCTGTGCCTTGCCGCCGCCGCCGAAGATATGGCCGGCGATGGACCCGATGAGGCCGCCGAAAAATCCTTCGCCGCTTGTGGCCGCGTCCATGATCTGGCCGGCCAGCCGCCTGGCGAAAATCCTCACAATTTCGCGTTCGATCTCGCGTAAAAATCCGATGAAAACGTCCCGGAAATTCTCGGCGTCCAGGATCATCTCAGCGAAGGCGTCCTCCATGGCCATCTCGATGTTGTCGGCGGCTTCGATAATACTGTCCTCGAACCGTGCCTGCGACATCGAGATATTTCGTTCCCGCACCCGCAGTTCATCCTTGAGCCGGTCGGTCCTGATCTTCATGGCCCGCTCAAAAATGGTCATCCGGTCTTGCTCGGCCTGTTTGGCCGCGGCGGTTTTTTGTGCTTCGGCGGCTTCATATGCCTGGACCGATTTTTGAAGCATCCGTTCGTAGACGACGATCAGTTCCTCTTGCTCGGTGATCCGTCGCTCGAGCAGTTCGGCCGCTTCCCGGGTGCCGCCGAATTCCTTGATCATCTGAAGTTCGTGCCTGAACTTGGCCAGGTTGATCCTGGCCATCTCGAGTTCCTCCATTACCTGCCTGGTGCCGGCAAATTTTTTAAGCTGGTCCTCGTATTGCCGCCACTTGGTTGTGGCTGCCACGATCTGCTTCTCGAGCCGCTGCAGCGATTGCTGTGTCCGTCGCATCTGCGCTTCGGCCCTGGCTTGCTCGTTGTACCACCTGGCCACGATCGCGGCCCCGAGGGTCAGGGCCGCCACGACGGTCCCGATCGCCAGGGCCAGGGCGACCATGGATATCTGCATTCCGGCGGCCACCAGGGCCAGGTTTGCCCACATTGACAGGGCCAGGCCGCCTGCCAAAAGCAGCCCGCCGAAGGCCCCGGTGGTCACCGCGAGGCTGGCGGCGATCTGCTGGTTGCTTTCGATCCAGGATCGTGCTGCCGTCACGATGCCCTTTAAGGCCTCTGAGGCCTTCTCTACGGCCGGAATGAGGCTGCGTCCGATGTCTCGTGCCACCTGGGCGATTTGGCGGCCTATAATGCCCAATCCTTCCGTGAAGGCCCTCAGTTGCCGCTGGACCATCATCTCGGTGGTCCCGGCGGCCGCCTCGATCATTTGGGCGTATTCCCTGATCCCCTGGGCCCCCTTCCTGAACATGATGGTCATGCCCTCGATCGCCCGGGCCCCGAAAAGGGTCCGCAGGGCCATTCCCTGGGTCTCCTGGGAAGCGTTGCCGATCGCCCGGAAAACGTCGTCGAGCACGTCGACCATCTGCCGCATGTTGCCCTGGGCGTCGTAGACCGAGACATTCAAAAACGAAAGCACGTCGCTCATCTCGCCAGTGGGTGCCCGCAGGTTGATGATCGCTCGCCGCAGTGCCGTTCCGGCCCGGGTGCCCTTTATGCCGGCGTCGGCCAGGACCGCGGTGGCTGCCCCGAGTTCCGGCAGCGACAGGTTCGCTTCCGAGGCCGAGGCGGCGACGTAACTCATCGCGTCGGATAGTTGCTCGAGGGTTTGGGCCGATGATCCCCATAGTTTGGCGATCATGTCGGTGACCTCGTGTGTGCGTCCGATCTCGATCTGGTAGGCACCCATCACGTCGAGGGTCTTCTCCGTGACCTGGCCCATGTCCGCCATGCCGGCCTTGGCCAGGGCCAGCAGGGGGGGGAAGGCCTGGAGCATCTGCTGCGTGTCCAGGCCGCGGAAGCCCAGGTGCTTGATCCCCTCGGCGGCTTCGACTGCTGACTTGTTGAGCCGGATCGATTCCCGCTCGACCATCGCGGCCAGTTGGTGGAATTCCCGCTCGGTGACGCTGGTGGCTGCCGTGGCCCGCCGCAGGGCGGCTTCGAATGAGCCGAACTTGTAGACGGCGGCCCCCAGGGCGGCGGTGATTGCTGCCCCGGCCATGGCGGCTCGCCGGCCCAGTTGCGAGAACTGGGCGGCGTTCTGCTTCATCGTGGCCGAGACCTGGGCACCGAATTTGCGGACCTGCTGCGTGGCGACCTTAAGGTTCGTGGTCAGTTTGGAAATGTCGGCCGTCACGTAGGCCGTTATGGTCCCGACATTGATCATCGCTTATGCTCTTTCCTGTATTGCCTCAAAAATCTTTCAATCGGTGGCATCCCGGCTGCCAGCCAAGCCTCTTTTTCCGAGGTCGTTATCTTGAACCTCGGCAGGGGCCCGACGGGTCCTTCCGGTATCTTGTCTGCCGCCGGCTTCTTGCCACCGCCTACCAGGCCGGCCTTGATCGCTGACAGCGATATATGGGCCGGTGGGCAGATCTTCTCGGCTGCCCGCATTTCCTCGAGGTAGTGAGCCAGTTCCTGGAACGTCAGCCATCTGATCTGGTCCGGCGTCCAGCCGAACCGCAGCGTCAGTTGGTAGAACAGGCTCGGCCAATCTAAGCGCCGGCCTTTTTCTTGGCCGGCTTTTTCAAGTTTTTTAGGTCGATCGCGAAGGCCTTGACCCACCTTTCGGCCAGGGCCCTTAGTTGGTCGGCGTCAAGTTGAGCCACCGCCGACCGGACAGCGTCCTCGGCTATGTTTGGCTGGTGGCTTTTTGCCAGGGCCACCGCCAGGTGGATAAAATCTGAGACGCGGCCACGGTCAAAATCAATCTCGTCGAGGCTGCAGTCGTACTTTTCCTCGAGGTAAAGCATGCCCTCGACTCGCAGTTTGGTGGCCACTCGGACCCCCGGTATGCCGTCGATATACTCGGGCGCGGCCATGTCGCTGGCCGCCTGCGTTCTTTTCTTGTCGTCAGCCATCCTATTGTTCCTCCAATACCATACCGATTTGGTCACCTGCAGGTCGGGTCTCATCCCGAAGCCCCAGGAATGTCATGTCGGTTCTTAGAATCGTGTCCTCGTTGAAGCCCAGTTCCAGCCGTGGCACCGCCACCGCAGTGTAGAGAACCACGACGATCTTCTTGTTTTGCTGTGGCCTGGTATGCTCGAAGCGAAGGGCCGTCGTCGACGAGTCGATCGTGTCTCCGCCGAATCGCATCGTATCGTAACTGGTGCTGCTGGTGCCCGGGGCAAAAGAAGCAGGGTTGTACGATGGGCAGCCGGTGACTACGGTGACGTTGCCGCTGGCCAGGCCCAGTGCCAGCCGCAGGTGCTCGGCACTGAACTCGGCCGAGGCGGCCTTCAGCGCAGCGGTCCCTATCACCCTCCACGTGGTCAGTCCGCTTCCCGACGGTTGCAGCGTCAGTTTCCGCCGGTGGTAGGACAGGGTCACCGGCCCGGCCAGGTGACCGACGTCCACGTTGTTCAGGTACAATATGCCGCTGCCGAGCGTTATGTCCGCTCGTGCGCCCATCGTACTGCCCCGCTCTTAACTGTTAGCCGGCTTGCTGGACCTCGTCGGCTATGAATCCCATTTGGTCGCCGGCGGTTCTGTCCTCGTCAGCCAGTGCTTCCCAGGTGACCTCTTGCAGCGTGATGTCTTCCTCGTGGAAGGGCAGGTTCAGGGCCCGGTTCGAGACCGACTTGTAGAAAATCACAATGACCTTCTTGGTCGTCCCGGGTCGAGTGTGCTCGAACCGTAGGCTGACCTCGCTGACCGTCTTGTCCCCGCCGAATGTCATCACGTCGTATGACGACGAGGCCGGTGCCGAATAACTCGACGGATCGTGGGACGGGAAGGAACTGCTGCTGGTCACCGCCGTGGTCACGCCCATGGCCAGTCTTACGTTCGCCATCTTCAGTTCGGCGAGGCTGGCTGTGAGTCTTGCCGACTCGCGGATGACGAATCTCTTGACCGGCCCGGTCATCGCCGATGGTTTGAAGTCAACATTCTCGCCCTCGGCGACCAGTGTGACGTCACCCTTGAGGTGGCCGACATCGACGTTGTTCAGGTACAGTGTGCCGGTTCCCAGTGTCACGTTCGCGGTTACGCTTGCCATGTCTTGTAACCTCCTATTTTTGGTTCAGTTTCTTGAATATGTCCTGGAACACCGCGTCGTATTGCGCGGCGATCCGGTTAATGTCGTGGTGGTTCTCGGCGAAAAGACGGCCGTTGAACGCCAGCCGTTCCCGCAGGGCCCGGTTGTCCTTAAGTTTCAGGATCGCATCCATGATCTGCTGGACATCCCGCTCGATGAAAATCACGTCGTCTCCGTCGATTAGCCGTTCGCCGTGGAAGCCGACCTTGGTGCAGATCACCGGGACCCCACAGGCCAGGGCCTCCATGATCACGTTGCTGCAGCCCTCGCCGACGCTCGGCAAAACAAGGCAGTCAATCTTGTGATAGAAATCCTCGGGCATCTTGTTGTGAGGTATCTGGCTGTGGGCGTGCAGACATTGCTTGGTCTTGACCTGGTCGAATAGCCTGGTGACGGCCTGGACGTAGTATTTGTAGCCCTTGTATTGCAAGCCCAGGCCCCAGATATTGCCGGCAAATCCGACGGTAAACTGCCGTTCGTAGTTCGGGTTTGGCTCACCCGGCCTGAACAATTCCAGGTCCGTGCCGTTCGGTATCAGGTATGCCTGGTCGTTGCACCTGGCGGCGATCTCGTGCAGTTGGCCGTTGGTCGCTATCACCGCCCCGGCCCGGGCCAGTTCCTCGTCGTACCTGTTTGCAGGGGCCTTCTTGTTAATCACCATGCCACCCATTCTCACAATACACCGATCCCTTCTTTCCTTGACTTGCTTGATTGCGTCGACGTTCTGCAGCAGGGTCAGGTCGAAGTAGTCGACCAGGTCCTGGGCGATGTCCATTTTCAATTTGGGAAGCGGGGTGTCGTAGAGGTGCCCGCACTGTGGGCACTCCGCCCGCATCTCGGTCATCGGCATTATGAACCGGACGGCTCGCACAAACTGGAAGTGCCGGAGCCGCCGGATCAAGTGGTCGATGATAATGCCTCATGACCAACTCCGTGCATTCTCGACGCTGAAGACTGTCGGTAATCCCATTCTGGTTTTCGTTCCGGCACGTATGCCATCGTCTTGTTCGCGGCCACCAGCAAGGTTGTCTCGGCCCGCTGTGGACGCCGGTCGATCTTCTCGGCTCGGAAGACAGCCAGCCCGCAAAATTCGAAGAGCATCCGAAGCGTTGTTAAGGTAAACGCATGCAGATGCTCCATCTCGCGGCGCGGTTTGCACAGTTGTCCCACCTGGCCTGTGTCTCCTGTCATGCTCCATATTCCGTACTCCGCGTCCGGCACGACTAATGCTACCGTGCCGGCCATTCTCACCACCCGGGCCCATTCCCTCAGCACCGCCACTGGCCCCCGGTCGATATGCTCGAGGGCGTTGGCACTGACTACGTAATCGAATATGTTATCGGCGAACGGCAGTCGGTCCGCCGGTGATATCACCCTGGCGGCCAGGGCGGCTGGATTGATGTCGACGCCTATGCTGGTGCCGATAGGCACGTTGCCGCAGCCGACGTTGAGACCGACGCCCTCGCCGGCGTATTCCTCGAGCAGTTGCAGTTCCTTGATCACAGACATAATTCCAGGGCCCTCGAACTGGTCAGGCCGGCGACGATTCTGTGCCGCATCGCCTCCGGCATCTTGGTCAGCAGCGGTGGAAATGGGCAGACGATCAGCGCGGCGTGCCTGGCTTCGTGCTCGATCTCGGACCGGTTGTGCTTGGTCCAGTGGACCACGCGGTGCCGGTATCGCGGAAGCCTGGCGGCCAGTTGTCGGGCTCGGTTGTCGTATGCCCAGTTCTCCACGTCACATAACCATATAATCAGTTCCACCTTGGATTCACTCGCTGTCCGTATAGTTCCTCGAGCGGTCCTTGCCGGTCACATTTGAGGCCGACCTTGCAGACCACGTTTGGGCCGGCAATCCGCCGCAGGTTTTTCGGATTCATTAGGACCACGATGTCCGGTTGCATCTGGCATAATTTGGCCACGAAAAGGTTCGCATCCTCGCAAAAGCAAGCCACGCCCTTTATGATGATCTTCGATCTGGCACACTGGACATGTTGGTATTGAGGCATGGCCTTGGCGATCGAGGCGGCGAAGTTGTCGTAGCCCCATCCGCTTCCGTCAATTATCCAGGCTATCTTTTTCATGTCGGTATCGCCCTGGCCAGGTACCGGTGCTGGCAATAGTAGGCCCGGTAGTCCTCGCTGAACATCTCAGACGTCGCTCCGTCCCATTTGAGCATGAGAACATGGTAGTCGTCGGCGGCTATCGTGGCTTCGTGAAGCAGGTCGTGGACCCGGTCAAGGACCTCCTCGTAGTTGCTGCCCCAGGCGGTGATCATCAGCATCACGTCCCGGGGGAACCGCCCTGACTGGTCCCCGAAGAAATACGTTATTATCGGGAACGAAGGGTCCGCCGGCGGATTGCGAAAGTAGACGCCGTATGGCTTGGCCCCGGCCTTGTTGAGCAGGCTGCTGTGCCCGAGGTTGCTGGCCCCGGTCAGTTTGGCGTCGTCCTCGAGCAGGGCGTAAACTGTCGTTCTGAAATCAGACACTTAGTGATTGCCTCAATCGCTTCTCGTAGTTCTCGACGTTGGCCATCAGGGCCGGCAGCATATAAGGGTATCTGCCCTCGACCTCGGGGGCGTACTCCATGGTAGCAAAAACCACGCCGTCGACGCCTTTCGGGCGAACGGCTATGTCGCTGTCGATACTCCGGGTCAGGTTGGTGGTTTGGTTCTCGTACCGGTCGTTGGCGTGAGGGTCGCTGCCCCTTTCGTGGCCACTCTTGGCGTGCTTTACTATGTCCTCGCAGGTTGCACCGATGGCCTCGGCCACCGCGTTGAGCGTTCGGTCGTGCTGCCGTAGGATGTTATTGACCACATCCTGAACTCCGCCGACTTGAGCCGCCATGGTCCTGCCTTAGAAATAACGATAAAACACACCGACTGTCGCGGCTTCATTGCCTGTGACTCCGTCGGCGTCCGTGATCTCGACGTATATCCAGGAGATTCCGGCCAGGTCGAAGCAGATCTTGCTGCACCGGTCGTTGCCGTCGGCGTCGGCCTTGTAGACTGGCTTGACCCAGTAGCCGGTGACGGTCAGGGTGTCGGCCCAGAACTGGTTCGTCGCTGCCGAGCCGTCGTGAGGGTATAGCACCACGTCCTGGGCCCCGGTGGTCCCGGTGCCATCACAGACGACCTCGGCCATGCCGTTGTTCCTGGCCCAGACGAAAACCTTGTAACTGAAGGTCTTGTTGGCCGCTGCCCCGCCGCAAAATGCCAGCATGATCTTGTTGGCTTTTGACTCTTTTACCTCGATCGCGGCGGCCGGCTTGTTTGCAAAATCACCCTCGCTATTGGTCAGGTCGATCGTGCTGCTGTCCTCGACCGCGGGGGCCCTGATCTGATTCCAGACGCTCCGGTATGTCTCGAGTTCCTCGGCCGGCAGCAGGGTCGTTGCCGCCAGCAAAAATGCCAGCACTCCTATTAGCAGGTTTTTCATGATAATTCTCCCTTATCTATTCGTACCGCAGCCCTTGAGTATTTCTTCCCACAGGTCCATCCACTCGACCTCGGCGTTGCCGGTCCAGGCGATGGTCGTCGATCCGATCAGTTCGTCGGTTGTGGCTGGCGTGGTATCTCCGTTGCCGTCGACGTAAAACGCCACGTCGTAGGTGCCCGCTGTCGTTATCCCGGTCGGAAAATCCGCCACCCAGTAGTCGCTGTCGGCCGGCTGGTTGGTCAGTTGGATGTCATAGGCGGCGATCTCGCCGGCGGTGAAGGGTGCGACCCAGACCCCGCCTACCGCGTGCCAGACGTTGGCCGGCGTGCCGGCGTCCCGGACGATCGCGTAGAGTTTGGGCGTTGCCGAGTCATCGTAAAATATCCGTAGTTCGTTGGACGCCTGGACCGAGGCGGCCAGCAGGATCACCGTCAAAATCGTTATCCACTTTTTCATTGTCCTGACCTCGTAAAGTGTGTTTCTGATGGTTTCGTTGAGTCGTGTATGTTTATGTTCCCCTGGGCCTCTTTGAAGCTTGTTTCAAGGCCGTACAGGAACTCGACTTCCTCGATTGTCAAGGCGCGGTTGTATATGCGAACATCGTCAATCCCGCCGTTAAAATGCCTATCGACTGCACCAGCAATAAACATCGCGCCAATTCGCACATCGGTCGCTTTATTTGCGATGGAAGTTATTGTCGCATCATTAGAAGCAGTTGGTACATCGCGCACGCCGTTTGCATAAAGCATTAATGCTGATTCGGACGAATTAAAGGTAAAGCCTATATGGTTCCAAGTGCTATCAAATACAGTTGTTGCGCTAATATAGTCCTTGTGCGCACCGGCCCCAAGCGTCCCGTCATCACTTATGACAACCCTTAATTTGCCACCAGCACCTTGTGTC